GGCCACTTTGAACGAGTATGTCTTCTTCTCGCCCTTCGGCTCATCGCCGAGCAGTGCCAGTGCATACGGCTTCATCGCGGGGGTCATCAGCTTCTCGCTGATCATGCCTTCGACTTCCTTCTCGAGAGCGATCTGACGCTTCTCGTTCTCAGTCGCGAAGACCTTCTTCTCGGCTTCAATCTTGTCAGCTTCGGCCTTATCCGCGCGCTCCTTCTCAGCTTTGAGATCCGAAGCGAACTTCGTCTTCTCGGCTTCGAGTGCTGCGGTCTTTGCCTTCTCTGCTGCAAGCTGTTCTTCGAGATTCATGCGGTCATCCCCCTGCGTGTCAGTTGTGTTGTCGAATGAGTAAATTCTGGCATCGCTTTGCGCGTCTGCATAGGACTTTATTTCACCCACGTTCTTAAGTCCGTATAGTGCGAGGATGTCTGACAGGTTGCCGACTCCCGGGGTCTCCGCTCCCAGCAAGGCGATCGCGCCCAACATATATCGATACTTCTTGTCAGCGATCTTGACGTTCCAATACACCTCGCTGCTCACCTTGCGATACGCCTTCTTCTCGACGAGGGTCGCAACCTTCTCGGGAATGTCCACGAGATCAGCCTTCAGCTTGTCACCGTCTCGATACAAGCGCTTCGCTACTCCCAGCGCGGGAAGACCTTCTTCGGCTTTGATCAGCTTCTGATCTTCATCGTGCGAGATCTTCAGGAAGGGCGCGAGGTGGTGCTTGTGATTCTCGAAGGCGTCGACCATCTGATCGAGATCCGCCGGCGTGTACTCGTCGCCGTTCCATGTGCCGGCGCTGAACACTTCAACTCCATCGATCGCGTAGAGACCATCTTCCTGCTTGCGAATCTTCTTCATCGCCTTCTCCCATCTAATGCTTTGTCGAGCTTATCTTCGATGCGGTTGAGCCGCTCGCGAACTCCATCTTCGTACTTGTCTTGTGACTTCTGCGTCGAGAACGTCGAGTGCATGTAGCTGAAGCTGATGATCGAGTATGCCAGCCCGCCTACGATCATCGTGATGAGCGTCGTCCAGTACTCGCCAGAAGAGATGTGTTGCGGTTGCTGGCGTTCGATTCTGTCAGGCATCATGCCCCCTATCGAGTACTGAACCCGTCGCCCTTGTTCTCGTCGATGAACTTCTCGATCGGCTCGCCGGCGACTTCCTTATCGACGGTGAACTCCTCAAAGACAGTTATAGGCACTAGCACTGAGCGACAGTTAAAGTGCATCGGCGGTATTGGTTCTGTGCCTATGGCAAAGACTTTACCATGAAGTCCCGCGCAGATGTCACTGGTTCGATCGTCCAGAATAGCGGAGTACTGGAACGCCTTGACCACGCCACTCACATAGAATTCGTTGATGCGCGCGCGGTTCATCACCTCGGTGAACTTCGTGCGAGCGTATCTCTCAAGAGATGCATCGGCCTTCTCACGCGTGTCCTGATCGATCATCTCAATGACCGACGAGATCGGCTTGCCATCTTTGATCGCGTTGCGCACGGCTTGCTTCGCGCCTTCGGTGACGATGTATTCCCAGCGCCCGATGTAGTCGAATGTCTCTGCCTCGAGCATGTTAAGGAACTGTTCCGACGGGAGCGACGGCTTTGCGAAGTTGCCCTTGATCAATTCGTTGCGCGCGATCAGGCCCGACTCGCTGAAGCCTTCGCGCAAGGACTTCTTGAGAAGGACTTGCATCTGCTTCAGGCTCTTAAGCTTCACCGACTCCAGGCGATCGGGATTGTTCATCACCTTCTTCTTCTGAAGCTGATCGATGAGATCCTCGAAGATCATGTCGATGATCGGATCCGCTTGCGCCTTCAGCTTGTTCTCGGAGTTGTCGAGTTGCGTCTTGATGCGAGCGAAGTCGACCTTCTTGCCGTAGTCTAACGCCGGCGCATCGTACGAGAAGGACTTCTTCTCGCCGGCCGCGGGCTTGTCATTCGCCTTTGCAGGCTGAGCGCCTTTGCCCGCCGGCTTCTTGCCACTTCCCTTATCAGCTCCTTTGTTAGGATCTGACTCAGCTTCCTTGCCAGCTTGATCTGCATTCTCAGCGTTCGGATCCTTGCCGTCTCCATCTTCGTTCACCTCTAACGGGTTCGGTTGACCGGGCAAGCCCAGCGCCTGCACGGGTTCGTGGAACTCGACGGGGCCTTCGGGGAACTTGATCAGTGCGCGGAAGTGGTTGATCTCTTCCGGCGTCGGCTTGTACATCTTGCCGCGCATCGCCTCAGCGAACATCTTCGCGTACTTCTCGGCGTCGTCCTCGGAGATCGGGAGCAGCTCGAACTTCGGATACGACTCCATCATGCCGTAGTTCCAGGTGCACATCGGTTGCACGATGTGACGGTTCACGATGCGCTCGAGCTTGCGCCGGCGACGCTTGATGTACTGCATGAACACGTTGATCTGTTCGCGGCCGAGGGCTTGTGAGCCCCCGGTCTGCGACTCGGATCCAGAGAAGCCGAGCAGATCGGGAAGAATCAGCCCGCGGCCGATGAACATGTTGAACAGGTTGAGGCCCTTGATGTACGCCTCGCCGTTCGACTTCGCTTCCAGGAAGTCCACTTCGATCTCTTTGGGGATCACGATCGCGGTCTTCGCCTGGAACTTCTTGAGGATGTCGAGCAGCTCGCGGCGCTTATCCTTCGGCGTCTTCTGATCGTACTTGCCCACCGGTGTCGGCGAGGCGTTCTTCTCCAGGAAGATCGAGTAGAAGCGGATCACATGGCGCTTCACAAGCCACGCATCGTATACAGCTTTGAGGTCGCTGCGGCCGTACGGGTTCTGGAAGGCGCGCGAATTGATCGAGTGAATGAGAGACTTCGGGTTGATGTTGACTGACGACTTCGACCCGCGCTGTTCGTAGCGCTCGATGTTCCCATGCTCGTCGGTGTGTATCAGCCAGGATGCAGGATGCCGGGTCTTCAGCTCCTTGAACGTCAGCGTGTTGTCGTCGCGGATCTTGAAGATCTTCTCGGCCAGGGCAAAGCCGTACGAGTGCTCGGCGTCGATGAACTCCTCGAGCTGCTCATCAAGGGCTACATCCATGTCTTCTTCCAGGCGGTTGAAGATGTCCTTCGCGATCTTCGTGGCGCTGTCCTTCTCGGCCTCGCCCACGTCATCAGCGCAGTCGGATGCGATCTTCCAGCCGGCGCCCACCACAAGGTCCTTCTTGAGCTGCATGGCGACCGTGATCTGATCGTCCTTCTTCATCTCTTCGTAGATGCGATAGTCGCCCGTCTTCTGAACAATCTCGTCCGGGTTGTACGGGCGAAGCATCGAGGCGGGAACGTACGAGCTGACCGCGATCGTCTTCTCTGCAGTGCCGTAGTAGTGCTCGGCGATCAGGTTCTGGCCGGCGGCGGCTTCCATGATGTCGTCTTTGCGTTCGACTGGTTCAGTGGTGGTCGGTGCTTCTTCCGCCGCAGCTTCTGACTTCTTTGCACGAGCCACTATGTCACCTCACAGCAGTATAGATTCTTGAAGGTCGTCGTATAAGTGTAGATCACGGGACGCTACGATGCACATCTGAATGCCGATAGCACATGAGATGATACAGTCGTCGTTCTCTCCGTCTTCGGCCTCAATCTTCCCGTTGTTATCAATTAGCGTCAAGCACTCGCCCAGAGTGTCCCGGCTGTTCAGTCTGATCGTCGAGTTGTCGACACCATCAACGAAGGCGTCGAGCATGAGCGGCCTTGTAACTAGATCGGTCTTCCAGCCGGCGACATCTTCCGGATCTCCGTTCGCTGTCGACTTATACTTGTACAAGTTCGGATAGCCGATGTGCTCTTCGAGTTCGAGCAGGACCGCGTGCCCGTGGTTGTTACGCTCGACTCCGAGTAGAGGCGGAATGCGGCCACTCTTCTGATACATGTTGCAAAGGGCATTCAGTTGAATAGCGAACTCGCGCGGCTTCCACTTGTTCGATCGGATCTGCGCGACTTCTTCCCGGGTCTGCACATCGAACATCGTGCCCACCGAGTAGTCCTTGCCCACGCCTTCCGCGGTATCGGCCCCGCACGCGTACAAGCGCGAGCTGTCGTATTCCTTGAAGATCTTCATCTGACCGTCGTCTGCGATCGGCTCGGGCGAGTTGTCGATCAGGCGCTTGATGAGCTGCAGATCCAGCACGGCCCCGCCGGTTGCCAGGAAGCAAGAGATGTCGTCCTCGGGATACTCCTGCAGGAATAGCTCCTGCTGATCTTCCTGCTTCGCCCGGCGGAATGCGATCTGATCGTTGTCGATCACCATGCCGTTGTACTTCTTGAACACGCGGCACTTGAACTCGAACTCTTCCTGCGTGAGCTGCTTGATGTTGCGGCCGTCGATGCGGTTCGCGGGATCCATGAACCACGGGAAGAAGAGCTTCGCCGTGTTCGACGACGGCGTGATCCATCGCCTGTAGTAGTGGTTCCCCATGCCGTTCGCGGTGGTCTCCCAGGTGACGACGCCCGTGTTGATTGGCACGGCTTCGAGAGTTGCCTTGATGCGATCGGGCTGCGCGAACGCCGCCTCGGAGATGTGTAGCCAGTGGATCGTGTCACCGCGGCCTTGTAGCGCGCAGTAGATGCGGCCGTTGATGTCGGGGAAGCGCAGCTCGTACTTCGAGCCGCCCCCGCGATCCAGCCGCGGCTTGAACTTCGGATGCATGTTGTTATAGAGATCGCGCGCCTTCGAGAAGATCTTCTCCATGTTCTCGTCCTTGTCGGCCATGATGCACGCGTTCTTGTTCATGCCGAAGGCGACGAAGTCGAGCTGCTTCTTGATCTCGTTCGTGGTCACTCCCGCCTGGCGATACTTGAGGACCATCTTCCGGCGCTTCTTGCAGTCGTTGATCTGCTTCTGAATGCCGTTCTCGATGAACCTGACCCGGCGGCCATCCTTGTTCACGATCGTATAGAGGTTGTTTATACGCCAGCGCCAGTCACGCAGCCGCGGATCCAGCTCGGTGCTCATAGGCGGTTCTGCGCCTTCGCGTTGTAGAGATCGCTCTTTAGTGACTTTATCTCACGCTCTTGCGCTTCGATGGCGGACTTCTGATCATCCAGCCGGCGGCTCAGATACTCCCACTTGCCGGCCTTATCCAGCAGGTGCTCGAGACGGTGACAGTTCGGCATGATCTTGCCGTAGTACTCTTCGATCAGGCGCGCGCGATCCAGTCCCTTGCTGATCACTTCATCGGCGTTCACAAGCCTGCGCCACCACCGCCACCATATGCGTAGAATCAAAGAGCCGAGGATACCGACGGCAAGGCCGACAACTAGATTCTCCATCAGTCAATCTCCCAGGGATAAGGTGTGCGATCGCAGACGCCGATCGGCACGGTTAAGTTCGATGTATCAGTAGCGGCCGCAAGTGGCGGATCCCATCCGTCCAGGCGGTTGCCCTTCTGTTCGTTGCACGAGCGGTGCGCGATCTGCAGGTTGTCGAGCGCATCGGATCCGCCGCGGCTCTTCGGTATGATGTGATCGACCGAGGCGTCCTTCATGTCGGTGATGTGGTCGCCGCAGAGCGAGCACTTCGTCGACTGACGGAGCAGGTGCCGCTTCGTCTCCCGGGTCGAGTTGCGCTTGATGTGCTTGCGTAACTTCACCTTGCCCACAGCTCACCTCATCTTCTTGATGATGCGCAGGATCCGCCGGCGCACGATCGGTGTCCACCAGAAGAACCACCAGTGACGGCCTTCGCGCTTCCACTCCGCGAACGCATCCTCGATCGTCCAGCCCTCAAAGAGCACGCGATGAAGGACGGCGCCGATGCCTGTGCGATCGACCCCAGAGTGACAGTGCATGTACGTCTTGATGTTGTTCTGAATGCCGGCGGCGAACAGGAACACGAGCGCCAGCATCTCCGACTCGGTCGGCGGGAAGAAGTTCGACATCTTGATCCGGATCAGCTCGATGCCGCAGGCTTCAGGCTTCTGATGCTCGAGCAGTGAATCGGTGAAGAAGTCCTCAGCTCCCGACTGCAGTGAGATGCAGCGCTTGAACCCCAGGTTGCGCAAGCCCACGTACGACTTCGGGCGAGGCCCGCGGAACAGATGCTCGGAGATCTTCTTCATCCATCACTCCTTGATGTTGTTTAGACCCATGCAGATGCTGATGCTCTCAACGGCGCACTTCACTCCCTCGAAGTGCGCGTCGGTGCCGTCCATGTCCTCGTATCCAGAACTCGATTCTGCGCATAGATCGCCGTAGAGATCGAGCTGATCGTTAACGCAGTCCAGGATCTCGACTTGATGGCGCCAGGTGCTTTGCAGCTTGAGCGCTTCCATCGCCGGGTTCTGCTGCTTCACATCTCGGTGAGCGCAGGCGGCGACGAAGACGAGTATCAGGATAGCGTCAACGAACTTCACTGCGCGGCCTCGAAGTTCGCGCGCATCTTCTCCAGCTCCGCTTCCTTCTTCGGGATCAGGAGCTTGAGGCATTCCTTGCAGGTGACGTTCGCGGCGACTGTCACGTAGCCGGCCGGCCGAGGCGTGTGCCACGGCCCCATCTTGTTATACTTCTCGCTCTTCGCCCACTGACCATCGCAGAGCTTCTTGAACTCATCGCTCTTGAACTTGCGCGACGTGTACATGTGAATCGGAATAGTAGCTGTGTCTTCGGTGTTCATGTGACCCCCTAGTCTTCCCACCTATCGTCTTCAATCGCATCGAGCTGGCGGGCGACGAACGCGTTCACGCTGTCGCCTTCAAAGGCACTGTCTTGCGGCTTCGTGTCGGGCGACTCTTCCTTGATGATCTCGCGGCGGCCGTATCTCTTCGGGAACTTCCGCTCGAGCGTCCATGCCGATGCACGCCAGTCGACCTTCGACTTCTCGTAGATATTGTTCAGATGCACGGCCTCGCCCTCGTCGATCGCTATCTCTACTGCGTGCAAGAACTCGCGATACGGGCCGCTCTTCTGCTTGTGCCCACGCTCCATCCAGTTGTAGACCGTGCGCTTGTGAATGCCGGCGTACGCGGCCGCTCCCTCAATGTAGCAGCCGATCCTGAGAGCTTCGCAGATCTTATCCTGTATCTCTTTAGTAATGCGAGACGGAGCGCCCACGCGCCCCCGCTTGAATGCCGCCGACAACTCGCGACCCCCCTGTGTTTTACAATTTTGATCAATTTTAACCAATTTTTTACGATCGCGTCGACTTATCGTTCACTGCTACGACTTAGAGCGGGCCTTCAACGCATCCTTCGCATCGAACTCCGCGCGACAGTGCGGACACTCAATGTATACAGGATCACGTTCCTGCTTCTCGTCGGTGTTCGCGATGCGCGTGTGCTCTGCAACTCTCTCGATGCCTTTGATCCCGAGCAGGTTGATGTTCAGCTTCGGCATCTCTTTGATGTCGAGCTTGATCGCGGGGATGTCGAGCTGCGCTTGAAGTGCGATCGCGTTGTCGGCCTGCACGTCGGCGTACTCCTGCTCTTCGCTGTCGTAGTCTTGCAGGTCGACAGGGAACTCAGTCCAGCCGTTGAGCTTTGCGGCCTGAAGAGTGCCGTGACCTGCGGTGATGAAGCTGCTCTGATTCGACACACGTATCGCCTTGCGGACACCGGTCTCGCGCATGATCTCGGCCAGGCGCTCGATCTGCTTCTTCGGATGCTTGTTACGGTTCTTCGGATGCGGCTTGAGCTCGTCGATAGGAACGAGCTTGTCGAACGAGCAGCGGACGTTCATGCGCCCACCGCCTTGTAGCTCTTAGGATCCAGGTTGAACTTCCTGAGCTTCTCGTAGAGCCCTTGTCGGGAGATGCCGAGAACCTCGGCCGAGCGCGTGACGTGCCCGCGCGTCGCACGTAGCGCCTTAATGATCGCTTCTCGTTCCGCGGCCTCTAAAGTACACGTCTTCGTCATCGTCCGCCCCATCTTCAAGTGATTGAACGAATGTCACCACGTTCTGATCAGGATCGTCAATTCTCGTGACGACTTTGCGTGTATCGAAGCCGTGCTTGTATAGGATGTCTTCTATGATCGGTGCGTTGCCAGCGAAGAAGTCGATCGACATCACGAGATAGCGATGTCCATCGGCTATAAAATACTTCGGCTCGTTGACTTGTGACACCCGGTGATCTCCTCGACAACTTGTACGTCTGAGATGATCGTAGCAGGTTCCATCACGATAAGAGTGTACGGCTCGACTTCGGTTAGGCATTTTTCGGCGTTGCCAACGGAGAAATGACGATCGTCAAGACCTAAGACTGTCGAGAGCGCATCGTGCGTTGCCTTGATCCGGTTCGATGCATCCCACTTCTGAAACACCGACTTCGCTGACTTCGTCGAAGTGAATATCATGTGATGCGGGAGACAGAAGAAGGTGTGAACGCGGATCCACTGCTTGCGCGCGATCACGAGAGAGAGTTCTTGATAGATGCGATCGAGGAGCGGCTGTCGCTTGTCGGCCCAGCTCGCCACCGCCCGCTCGAACTGCTTGTACTCGGTCGACTTCGCGCGGCCGCCGGCGAAGACCATCTTGCCGCGCACGAACTTCGGCGGCACGTTCTTGTACATGTTGTTCGACTGCGGTGCCATCGGGAACTCGTCGAGCACGAATCTCATGGCATGTTCTCGCTGTAGCCCGGGAAGATTCGATACCACTCGGGCGGATAGTAGTCGCAGTACTTGTCGCCAGGGGCGCCGAGCAGCCACTCCCTGAATGCCTTGATATACCAGTCGTCCATAGTGAGCCATCCCGCACAGAACGCGGTCGTAGAGAAGTCGCCGTACAGCTCGTCGATCTGCAGATCCGTCATGTCCTTGATCTCTTCGACGCTCGAGCGCAAGCGCGCCACATCTTCGGGAAAGCTGACGCAGTCTGCGAATTCGCTGTATGTGCGGGTCTCGAGATACTTGCGGAAGGCTTCGAGGCGCGTCACGGGTGAGCCGGCCCCAGGAGTGGCGGCATGTTGCCGGTCTTGTATGACTGCTCGATCTGCGGAAGGATCGCGTTGCCGATCGTCTGACCGTTCGGGAGCACGATGTGAGCCATGAACTCTTCTTCAAAGGTCGAGATGCCGGAAGCCACGCACTCGAGCTTTGCCTTAATCGCAAGCAGGAGACATCGCCAGGCTGAGCGCTCACGTTGCGCGCACTGATCCTTCCCCATGATGTGTCCCTTGTCTGTCTTCGCCTTGCCGTACACAGGGATAGGTATCACGAACTTCACGCGACGGCTCTTCATCTCGAATGCGCAAAGGGCCGACCCGTTCGATTCGCCGAACATAAAGCCCGTTGCATCGTACTTCTCAAGTGTGTGACGGATCTCGGCCTGCGAATTCGCAACCGGAACCGAGGTTGTCTTTGCGTATGACGACTTCATCTCAATGTCTCTTCCCGAAGTGACCTTCGTAGTGATCGATGATCTGCGTGAGGTGCTCAGCCAGGCCACGCATCTCTGACGGGTTGTGGAAGGCGGCCACGTCGATCGCGAAGCGGCGGCCGAAGATCTGCGCGTACATTCCGATCAGGATCGAGTTCCCGCGGCGCTCGAGCATGAGCCCGCGGGGAACCGGCGGAAGATACAAGACCGTGCCGATCAACTCCATGATGTAGAAGCAAAGGCGAATGAGCTGATACGGCACGGCACCTAACAGGATCTGAAGGTAACTAGGGTTCGCTACGAACTGCGGCCTCGGCGCCATCTGTACTTCCTTGTGAGGGGGCTTCAGGGGGGCACTCGTTGCGCGCGATCGCAGCGTTCGCCCACATCATAGCTTCTTCAATCTTCGTCAGAGCCAGCGACTTCTCGCGGCTGTTCGGACATGCAACGTCCACGGCCGCGGCCACACCACAGAAGTGTGTGCGCAGGGCTGCGAACTTCTTCTTCGCCTCGGTCGTCGGCGCGTGATAGGTGAAGTTGTTATGCAGCTTCTCCATCGACTCCCTGATCTTCTCGAGCGGGAGAACTTCCGCGATGATCGCGGCCAGCCGTTCAATTGAGGTCATAGGCACCGTCCACGCTCGAGCGCTTCGTCCTGCGCGAAGTCTCTTCCTTGATCACATCTGCGACGTCTTCTTGAGGCGTCTGCGAAGCCAGGACCTCGAGCTGTGTCTTGCGCTTCTTCTTGCCAGGCTTTGCGTCCTTGTAGTCGCTCTGCTGTGCTTCGAGATCGAGCTGACGATCTTCCGCGGTCATCTCGCGGCGATCGACGATCTCGTCGTTGAGCCACCACTGAATCTCGTTCGCATCGTAGTCCTTGACCATGATGCACTCTTCGGAACGCTCTTCGGATCCGGCGTTCACTTCGCGCGCGAGCTTGTTCAGCGACTTCACGATCGTCTTGATCCGAGTGGTGAAGCCAGACGTCGCCGCCTTCTTCTCCTCCTCGATCGCTGTCTTCTCGAGCTGCAGCTCCGCAAGCAGATCGGCCTTCTTCGCCTTCTCCGCGTCGCTGAGCTTTACTGTTACTGTACGAATGACCTTCTCGCCTTCAGGCGTTGTCTTCTTTGCCACAAGAACTCCCTTAAGATGTTGAATAGTAAAACCGTAGCCAGCGTCAGGAATCTTTACAAGCGCTTCATGTGAAGATCGAAGCCTTGACGCGCGTGCTTGATCCACATGCGCATCACCTTTGCGGCCGTTCCGGTATAGTAGCCGATCCGGTATTCGAGTCGCTTGATGAGATCCGCGTGTTGCGCCATACGTGCACGCCTGCGCGCCTTCGACATCTGATGGCGCCGGCGGGCGCGCGCTCTTCTTTGCTTCGAGTTCAACGGCTTGTTAACAGTCTGCGGGTCCAACGAGATCTCCTTTGTTTAGATCGGTTTTAAGTTCGGTGTTCTGATCGAAGATCTTGTCGTTCTTCGCGGCGCCGGTCTCGAAGTCCTTCTCGCCTCTATAGAATCGATTGAGGCACAGAACGTCCTTCAAGAAGTAGTGCTCGGCGTACGAGCCCACGAAGCCGATGAATGCTTCCAGGTCCTTCGGGAAGCACGCGCCGCCGAAGCCCTTCTTGCCATCCGGCCCGGGCACATGCGTGTGCGCGTCGTTGATGTGACCCGACATCTGCATGAGCTGTCGGACGTTCGAGTACTTCACACCGTGCTGATCGCACAGCCGGGCGATCCCGTTGAAGTACGTGACCTTCACGGCGCCGAACACGTTGTGCGCGTACTTCGTCATCTCGGCCGTCTTGTTCGAGCAGAAGTTGATGTGCTTCTTATCTTCGGTCACTTCACGCATGAAGCGACAGACGCTGTCCATGAACTGATCCTTGAGCGGGCTGTCCATCTGACACTGCGGGATCCCGATCAGCATCGGTTGCTGAATCAGATCCTCGTCCGCGCGCCGCTCGGTCAGGAACTCAGGCATAGCGTGAACCTGCAGGCCGTATCTGCGCATGAGATCATCGCATGTGCCAGGAAGGACAGTGCTTCGCAAGAAGACGAGGCCATCTGAATCGGTGTTGATCTGTGAGAGCGCCTCAGTGACGATCGACAGATCCTGCTTGAAGCCCTTCGTCGGCACGGGCACGCTGATGAAGTACGCGTCCGCGCTGTCATCGAACGCATCGTGACCCTGAGGCGGATCGTAGATCGTCACCTCGTGCTTCGTGTTCTGAATGAGCCAGCGCCTGAGCGCGCCGCCCACCACTCCGTTGCCTACAATACTGATTCGCATGTTAGTTCTACTCCTTGTCTCCAGTTGTGCGTCGGCTCGTAGCCGAGCAGTTGCTTTGCTTTAGTTATGTCCGCACCGCTCACTCGGATGTCGCCTTCGCGCATGCTCCGATGCTCAAGCGGTGCAACCTTGTATCCCATCTTGACCGCGTGAACGCAGATCTCGTTCCACATCCCACCGAGCGAGACCTGCTCGCCGGCGCCGATGTTGAACACCTCGTGCTGCGTATCGAGCTTCGCATCCGCGGCCAGAAGATTCGCATAGGTCACGTTGTCGACGTACGTGAAGTCGCGCGTGATCTCGACCCATCCGTTCATCACCGCCTGGCGGCCGGTCTTGATGCAGTCGAGCCACTCAGGAACCACGGCCGCGTACGGGCCGACCCTTTGCCGCGGGCCGAACACGTTGAAGTAGCGAAGCCCGACTAAGGTTGTCTCGCCGCCGGCGGCCGCGCAGATCTCAGCATCTAGCTCGTTCAGCCGCTTCGAGACGGCGTACGGGCTGAGCGGACGACCCATGCGATCCTCGGCCTTGAGTGTGTCTTCGATGTTGCCGTACACGCTGCTCGACGAGGCGTAGACCACGCGCGGAACCTTGTGATCGAGCGCGCTCAAGAACAGGTGTCGTGTTGCGATCACGTTGTTCGTGATGTACAGGTGCGGCTCTTTGCGCGATCGCGGAACGGATCCCAGGGCTGCGTTGTGGAAGATCACATCGAAGCGGCCGCCGGCGATCAGTTCTTCACTCGCATCAATGTCGGCGAGATCGACTTGCGAGAAGACGAACTTGCCAGGCAAGGAAGCCAGGATCGGCTCGACGTTGTACGGCGTGCCAGTGATGAAGCTGTCGATGCCCACCACGTCGTGACCTATCTTCACAAGACGCTCCGCAAGATGAGATCCGATGAAGCCGGCGGCACCGGTAACAAGACACCTCACGGGAGACCTTCCTTCCTGCGCTGCTCGCGCCGCGCCTTAAGGACCGTCATCGACTCGTTGAACACGTCGGCCGCGGCCCTGACGAAGTCGACCTTGAGCTTCTCGTGGTCTTCGCAGTCGAAGAACATCCCGACATAGTGGCTGACCGTTAAATTCAAGAGCGCCGCGTTCGCAAGCGAATGCACACGCTCCGGCTCGGCGGATCCGGCGGCGATGTGACCGCGAATGATCGTGTCGATCGCGCTCTTCATCTGCTGCTGAAGCTGACCCCTGACTTCCATGTTCCTCTCGAACTCCTCGCGCGACATGCCGATCAGTTCTAGTGCTGTATCTAAGCTGTTACCCTTCACCACTGACTCCTTGTTCCTCGTGGAACTCTACTTGAGAACCGTTGTCTTGAACTGCAATCCCTTGACAGCCTCATCAACCTTCGACGCCGGCAACTTCTTGAACCAGATCCTGAGCTGCGGGTCCCACTTGAAGCCGGCGGCCTTTGCCAGCGCGTTGTTCGAGTAGCTGACCTCGGCCTTGAGCGTGACCTTCGGCTCGCTGGCGAGCTGATAGATCTCTTCCCAGTTGAGCTTCGGCATCCGCTCGATGACGGCCGCCATCGTCGAGACGTCACCGAACGCCCGGTGCGCGAAGTGATTCAAGATCCCGTGGTCGGCGGCGATGTGCGAGACCGAGCGGCCCTTGATGAGCGGGCTGAACGGAAGCTCGAGGAAGTCAATCCACACGCGCGGGTTCGATTCGATCCCGAGCAGCCCGATCTCGCGCAAGCACATCGTCTTATCGAAGTCGACGAACGCGCACATGATCGCGTGACACTGCTGCAGCTTATCGGCGAACTTGACCCACACCTCGCGCGGCGAGTATCCGAACTCGCGCAACATCTCGGTCGTGATCCCGGTGATCGCTATGATCTCCTCTGTCAGTTCCTCGCCAGGCTTCAGCGGGTTGATCAACACCGACTTCGAGCGGATCGCGCCGTGCTCGGTGTCGTAGATCATGTACGCCAGCTCGATGACCCGGGCGTTCGGATCCTGGCTGAGGCCCGTCGTCTCTGTATCCAGCATTAGAATTCTCATGCATCCCCCTATTCAGTGACTTCGTCGATCAGTTGCTTGATCGACTTGTCGGTGTAGCGACCATACGCGAAGCCGATCAGGAACCCGAAGCCGATAGCTCCAATGCCCGCGATCCAGCCGAAGACAATCCCAAAGGCGATCCACACGACTCACCTCACCTTCTCGTACAGGTGAAGCGTCGTCTCGCGCGTGCGGCCGGCGATCGTCTTGCAGAACTTGAAGTCGAGATCGATAGGCTCGTCCGGGCCGTAGAGCCTGAACGAACGCAACTCGATCTCGGTCTTGTGCTCGACCTCGAACCACACGATGTCGCGGTCGAGATCGCAGTGAAGGAATACAGAGCCGCGCGGAACCTTGATGTCGAACTTCCGATGTTCCTGAAGTGTTCGCCCTAAATTGAAGCTTTGCGCGCGTCGCATCCGTACATCCTCTCTAGTTCCTGCTTGACCATGTCTCTGAACTGAACATGATCGTCGAGCACCGATGAGTGCTCGTCAACCTTCAGCATCAGCAGCTCACGGCGTCCGAGTGCAGCAAGTCGGTCAGCCTGTTCGTTGCCGGACTTGCCCGAGTGCCCGCGGATCCACTGGAAGGTCACGGTCATCTCGAGCTGTGCGCGGTGAATGCGCTGAACGAGATCTAGGTTCTTGATCTCGCCCCCGTCGAACTTGCGCCAGCCCCGGCGCTTCCATCCGTTGATCCACTGCGTGAACGTCTTCACGATGAGCTGCGAGTCGGTGATGATGGTGATCTCGTCATCCCATGCGCCCTCAAGCGCTTCAGCGACCGCAGTGAGTTCCATGCGGTTGTTCGTAGCCTGGCGGACGCCCCCGTACTTGTACTCGCGGGCGTCGTCTTGCGTGTCGATGATAAGGTATCCCCAGCCGCCCACGCCCGGGTTCGGGTCGCAGGCGCCGTCGGTGAACGCGATAAGCCGCGTATCGCTAGGACGATCATGTGTTCGTGTCATCGAGGAAGTCCTTGTTCACGTCGTCGGCTGTCGCCAGCCGCGGCGTACTCCCGTGCGCATCCGACACGTCCTTCATGTTGTCGAGGCGATCCAGCTCCTCGGGGAAGTGATACTCGAGCACGTTCAAGCCCTGCATCACGTCGGGGAAGCAGTCGAGCAGGTTGCGCGTGCGGGCGCGATACTTGAGCATGTCCTTCAAGTACTTGCCGTAGAGCTTCTTCGGGTTCGTCAGAAGCCCCGCGCGCTCGGCGTCCTTCACCGTGAAGTGCGACTCTTTGCCGGCGAGTTCCCAGAGCTTCTCTTGCGGCACGAAGTCCTTCAGCACCTGCAGATCAGCCATGCGCCAGGTCTTCGTGATCGCGCCGAACACTTCGGCGTTCAGATTCTTGTTCGTCGAGTTGATCGCGATGTACTCCTTATCGACGAGATACTCTTCGATGTGCACGAGCTGGCCGCTGCGCTTGACGATCGCCAGCGGGAACTCGCCCCAGAAGGACGGTGATCCATTGACGACATAGATCCGGCGAAGCGACTGGATGGCGTTGAAGCCGTACGCGGCGCCGTACTGGATCGCGATGATCGCCTTCGACATCGTGTCGAAGTGCTCGGGGATCAGCTTCGAGCGAATCAAGTACTCGACGTATGCCTTGAGCTGCGTCTCGTTCTTCGGCGTCATCAACCCGTGCTCGTCGATCGGGATCAGCTCGCGCGGAACGTGCGGGCCGGGCGTCGCCGGCACAGTCTGAAGCGGTGGGGGCGGGGCCGCGGATCCCGCGGCGCCCTCGTTGTTCTCTTCTTGCATATAAATACTCCTAGTAGATCTTCTCGTACGACTTGTAGTCGATCGTTTCAACTTGCGTCTGGAACCCAGGATAGGCCCCCGACTCCTTCGTCTTCTTGAATACCTCGAGTGCTTCGCGGAAGCCGACCGGCGCGTCCTCACCATCCCAACCGAACTCGCCGGCGGACAGCAGGCTCTCGTCGGGCGTGTAGCACGCAACACTGAACGGCCGCTTCGTCTCAACGACCATCCACACGTAGCCCTTCGGCTCGCGGTTCATCAGCTTCTTATAGCCACGCACATACCATGCCGCACCGATGTCGTAGCGCATGTCTTTGATCTTGTAGAAGAACTTGCGCTTGCGCGCGTCCGTCGTCGACTTCAGCTCGACGATGTAGCCCTTCTCATTGATCCAGTCCGTGCGGAACTTGCAGTCGATACCGAACTCGTCGTCGTGCCAGTAGCCCGAGACCTCGGGGATCCCCGCCTTGATCAGCTTGAGCGCAACCGGATGCGTCTTCACAGCATCAAAGATCTCGAGGAGCATGTGCTGGCGTTCGACCGTGATCGCTTCTTTGCCCTCGGTTAATTCGGTGATGTAGCGATCCCAGATCAGGATGTCGCTGTTCACTTCCAGGATCCGCTCGCACAACTCAGCCTTCGTGCCGCTCGACTTCAACTCCATCTCTTTGCACTTTGCCTTGAGATCCTCGAGCGTGAAGAGCGCCTTCTTGAACCGCTCGTCGGCCTTGTCGGGCAAGAAGGCGTACTTCTCGCGGAAGACTTCCGGCTCGAGCAGATAGAAGTGAATCATGCGACCCAGGCGCATCGACAGCGTCGGCTCGTCGTCCTCGGTGTCGATCACGATCTGATCGAGATACATCTTCTTGTAGTGACGGGCTGACTGCGCAAGCAGCTTGAGCTGCGTGGCTGACATGTGATCCTTCTTCGCGTGATAGATGTTCGCATCTTCGATGACCCACGGCGTGGTGTCGCTCATACCGCAGCCCCCTCTACTTCATGCGAAGGTTCACGCTTCAACGCGGCCTTCAGATCGTCGATCATGTTGATCAATTCAACGACGTCGCCCACCGGCGGATCGTAGTTCAGGTCGCCGTTCAGCGCGCCCTGCGCGCGCCGACGGATCTCTTCTAGTCTCTGCTCACTGTGTGCGCTCAACATCGCCCACTCCTTCAGCCTGACCCACCGATCCCGTGCGTGCGCCAGGTTCAAACGTCGCCGGCGTCGTGGTCTTCTGCATAACCAGACCGGTCACGATGCCGAGCTGATACGACAGATCGGCCGCGAGAGCGTCCTGTCCAGCTTTGCGCAGTTGCTGAGCCGATCGCATCGACACCGAGCGAAGCTTATCAAGCTGTTCCATTAGTTGACTCATTGTTCTCTTCTCCTATGACGAGCTGTCTTCCGTCGGAATGACGGGCCGTGACTCGTCGATACGGCTCTAAACTAAATTCAACATAGCTTCCTTCGCCCCAGCACTCGCGCACCGACTCCTCGATCATCACTCGCGTCTCGTCGAGCTTTGCCTTGATCTCGATAGAAGTCGGCTTCACGAGACACCACGCTTCCGCCAGGTCGCGGACGTGCTCGAGCATCAGACGCGCGCGCCGATCATTCGCGCGCGTCTCTTCGAGCCGCTCCTCAACCATCTGTTCGCCGGTCTGCTGGCGCCGATAGTTCTTCATGTCTTGAACCCCCGTGGTTTTAAGTTGTTCGGAATAGCTTCTGTCATCGTGTTCTTCGATGCGTCGAACAAGATGTCGCACTTGAAGCCGCGCTTGCCGTAGCGGTTCTTCTTTGCGGTCAGCGTCAGGCGTTCGCCTTCGCCCTCGATGTGCAAGTGCGCCTTCGCGCTTTGGATCGTGCGCCTGGACGCCTTCACGTTCCCTTCCTCGTCGGCTTGCGCGAACAAGATGACGTTCGAGCCAGATGCCTTCGCCGCTTCCTCAAGCATCTGTACGGCTGCGTGCAAAGCCTTCCACTCGTCGTATCCGTCCGGTGTTGCGATCTTCTGATCGTAGTCGACGAGCGCCAGGCCCGGGCCGCGGTTCTGCGCATCGTGCAAGATCGCCGAGCAGATCTGATCGATCGTCAGCGTGAAGCCGCGGCTGACCCGAAGACCTTTGCCTTCCTTCAGCTTCTCGATCATCTCACCGACCTTAAGCATGTCGATCTTGCCCTTCACGTAGTCAACGTACGAGACGCCGGTGCCGACGCCGACGAGCTTGCCCCCCATGTCTTTGTTCGGCATCTCCATGTTGAAGTAGTTCACTGGCATCTCACGAGCGGCCGCGATCGCGATCGTCACACCGAAGGTCGTCTTCCCGATGCCGGTCTCCGCGGTCACGATCTCGACCTGGCCGGGATTGAAGCCGCCGATCCCGCGGGACAGATACGACCATCCAGGGATCTCGACAAGATCGCGCTTCTGCTCGATGTCGCGTTCAACTTCTTCAAGCGAGGAGTTGATCATCTCGACCGCGTCGACAAGGATCGTGCGATCGAGTTCGGCCATGCGCGCTTCGGTGATCAGCTCAGGCCCGCGCTGCGGATCCTTGATGATCGTTCGCGCGAGCTGCGTGTAGAACTCGTCGGTGATCAGCCGCTGATAGCGGGCGCGGAACTCAAGTTCATCGCGCGGCGGAACCTCGGTCTGCTGACCCTGCAGGTGCTGAACGACAGCGAAGCGAGTGGCGTCCGAAGGCTTGCGCTCAAAGGCCATCACGAGACCCTTCAGCTTCGACGCCGGCCACTTGCGCGGATCCACGCCGAGCACTTGCCACTTCGCGCGGATCTGATCGGACGTGACCCACTCCTCGGCGATGTAGTTCAGCCACCGCTCGATCAGGAGAGTGTCAAGGGTCTGGCGGCCGGCCAGGTTGATGTCTTCGCTCATACTCGATACCACTTGCTGATCTTGCGTCGATGCATGCGCATCGGTCGCAAGTGAGAGACATCACGGCCCTTGATCGTGTGCTTCAAGAACAACCACTCTTCGGCTTCTTCCCGTGTCTCAAAGACACGCGGGGAATAGCAGCCGGGGAACGAGTTCATCAGCGATAGCGAAGTGCATAAGAACGGCCACTTCGACCGACTCGATACAAGCGATCGGCCGAAGAAACTGCAGGTCTCGGATCGCTGCGAACGTATGACCCAGAACATCATTCGCTTCATTGAACAGCCTCGCCGATGAAGGCATTCAAAGCGTAGCGCATCGCCTCGGTCTCGTTGCGACCGGTTGTCTTTGCGTGCTTGTACTTCGAGCTGATGAACTCTCTGATCGCTTCGTCGTCCTTCTTCCACTCGGTGTATGCAGTTGCGAGCTTGCGACGTTGAGCCGGGGTCGGCTTGAAGCCTTCCGATTCAAGTGCCTTCACGAAGTTCTGATACTCCTGGCTGAAGCTGACGTCGAAGACCTTCGTTGACGATGCTCGCTTCTGATCCGGGGCCTGATTTTGAACCTGATCACGCCCTACTACGTTCGTTCGTTCGTTCGTTCGTTCGTTCGTGCTGTTCGTCGCCGCGGTGCTCGGTGCCGTTACGTTCGCGTGATTCTCACGTTCTTTGAACGTCAGAATTTCTTCTACTTTGAGCTTCCGAAGGCTCTCGATCACTTGCACTTCGGATAGCCCGCGGCTCGCATACACCTGGCGGAAGTTGATCTTTGCGGTCTCTCGTTGCCGGCGAGAGCAGTTCGACAGAGCGATGATCAGCACAGTTATGTCGTCGCTCGTGAGGTGCGCGAGATCAGGATTATCCCAGAAGTCGTTCTCGAATCTGAACCAAGTGTGCTTCTTGACGTCCTTGCGCGGGTTATACTTCTTCCAGTTTAGAACCGTAACTTCGATGAACTCTTGCATGAGCGCTATCCCCTCTCGTCGTTGCCCCGTCGGTTGTGCCGTTGCGTGGCGCATTGTTCTTGACGATAAGAGAGTGCCTGCGATACTCGGAAGAGTATCAGCGATGTCTACTCCATCGTCTGATCCGATCGGTGCCGGGTCGCCACAACCCATCCGATCACAAGTCCGGGGCGCCATCCGCCCCCGAGACTTCTGTCTGAATCTAACAAAGCTGTAAAAGATGCAAGCGCCGCCATCCATGACTGGCTGCATATATATAGACGCTGAGCGCCGATGCCCTAAAACGTCACCGCCATAACGAATAGGCTTGACTTGAGTGTCTCAGAAGTGGTCTTATCCGCGCCGATTCTAAACTAATTCAACTCAATATATGCTATACTGAATCAATAGAGGAGACTTGTACATGAGACTACTGATCGCCCTATCTCTCGCTCTGGCCGCGTGTTCTAAGGAAGAACAGGACCGCGCTCGTGAAGACTATCTGAACAACTGTCGCTACGAGAAGACCGAAGAGCGTGAGTGGCCGACGGTCGGCCGCCGCATGACGAACTTCTACGCGTGCCATCAAAGCACGTTCCCTTGCCATGTGTTCGTAACAACCGACGGATCGCTCACCGCGAGCGACTGTCAGAACGGGAGTTTACAGTGAAGACGCTACTATCAACTATCGTGTGCCTGCTCGCACTTGTCGGCTGCTCCGAGGATAAGAAGGGCGATGACCGCGCCGCGATCGTGGCCCTGGCGAACGAGGTGACGACGTACGCACCGAAGCGAGATCAGTTCGCGAACGACTTCGAGTTCGCAAAGGCTCTCACGAACTTCGTACACGTCAGCTCGGTTCACGACGCCCGCCCGCGGCCGTCCGAGTGGGGCTACTTGAATACGAAGCTCTATCTGACGGTCATGTTGTCGTACTTTAAGGGCGAAGGTGAGCTTCCCTATCTTCAGTGCGGCGATCGCTCGAGCGTGCTGATCGAGCTGTTCAAAGCACAAGGCATCGATGCGCGCCTTCTGAACTTTGAGGGAACCGATTCGCTCGGCCACGTCGTGATGGACTGGTTCTATGCGGCCGAGAACAAGTATGTCCTCGCGGATCCCGACTACAACGTCCTATATGTGAAGCACTCGAACGGAAGCCCGCTGTCGCTTGCGGAGATCATTCATCTCGACTGGACAGCAGACTATGAGCCGATCGGTGGTGCCGCCGGCGCCGGCCAGGGATGGCTGTACACGAACAAAGATGGTGTCAGCGTAGAGACGCTTCGCTCAAGCAACTTCTTATCAGCCGGCATCTACTGGACGAACAATGATGGAGAAGTGAACCCGGCGCGCGCGCGGGCCGGATGGCAAGCGTGGCCTAAATTCAGAACCCGTAACGTGAGAACGTCACTCTAAACAAAGGAGAATAGTATGACACGAAGAGCACTAGGACAGTTCATCGCGCAGAAGCGAGAGGCGGCTGGCAAGAGCCAGCGTGAGGTTGCCGAGGAACTCGGCTATCAGACGAGCCAGTTCGTCTCGAATGTCGAACAGGGCAAGGCGCCGCTTCCGATCGACAAGATCAAGGCGTGGGCAAGATCCATCAAGGCCGATAGCCGCGAGATCTTCCAGATGGTCGATCGTGTGAGAAGCGCCGAAGATCGCGAAGTATTCAACGCATCACGGGCGGTGTCGAATGAGCAGTCGTAAATCGAACAAGACGCCGGCCGGGACAGCAACCGTAGAACTGAAGGGCGAAATATCGCCTGACGGTCGTGGCTTCATGGCGATATCCGGATGGCATCAGAACTACAACGAGTTCACCGATGAGGAGAAGAACCTGAGTGGCACCATCGTCTACGTCAATGGCAACTTGAACATCGTTCTGAATCACAAAGCTTCGTATACGATCGATCTCAGCCCAGTTATTCAAGCTGCGATCGAACACTTCTGCAAGGAAGTGAAGCGATGAAGTTCGAGAGATGTATCATGTGCGAGAAGCAGTTTATCAAGGGCATCAACGTCTTCACGCCGGCCGGCGAAGCCGAGACGCAGATCTCGGGTTACTGCGAGACGTGCTTCGACATGCTGTTCGCCGACAAGGAAGAAGACGTTCTTGCGCACACCGAGTCGGCCGATGAAGTGCTGGCGCGCGCAACACCTAAGACGTTGCTTGACGCGTGCATCGACATCGTCCAGACGGAAGCGCACGCGAGCCCTGAGCACGCCCGTGCGATCGTTAAGGACTTCCTATCCCAAAGGTTCGGCGCATCTCTCTTAGGCGCCCAGAATGAGCGAGAAGAGCAGCTCCTGCGAGATCTGTGGCTGGCGATCACCGGCGAGAAGTTACCGTGAAGGACGGTGACAGCGACGTCATTCTCGGCGTCACCGAGAACCTGAAGATGCACTTGCAGCAGCGGCCGGACCTGTTCAACGAGGTCAAGGCTTGCATCCAGCACTACGTCGATGAATACCGCCGGGTCGGAGCGATCACCAAAGATCGGAAGTCACTCGCGCATTCGTTCCACAACGCGATGAACAAGCTGATCGAGGAAGGCACGCGCGGGGTCGAGAGTCAGTTGAGCTGCAAGGCCGGCTGCGCGCACTGCTGCTACGTGAACGTCGACATCACCGAGGATGAAGCCGAGCTGCTGCTGTACGCGATCGCCGAGAAGGGGATCGTGCTCGACGAGCAGAAGCTGATTCATCAGGCAAAGGCTGAGCGCTGGAACCAGATCGCGTACAAGGATCGCCGGTGCCCACTACTCGGCCAGAACAACGAGTGCATGGTCTACGAACACCGGCCGATGTCGTGTCGGAAGTACTTCGTCAGAAGCCCGCCCGAGAAGTGCAACTCACAGAAGTATCCCGCCGGCGACGTGGAAGTGCTCTCGATGAACTTCGCGGAATGCATGGCAAGCGCGCTGTTCAGCACAGTGCCGACTGACCGTCTATCTAGAATGTTACTGAAGAAGATGAAGTAGAAGCGCCCCCAGACCGGGGGCGCAAAGATCCAGAAATTACTCTTGCGGAACAGAGTTGCCGGCGGACAGTTCGATGACCGCGGCCTCAAGCGGAATGATCTCGACTTCGAGTTCGCCGAGGATCTCCTTCACGCCTTCGCCCAGGTCGGCGTCGGCCTTCACCTGAACCTTGAGAGTGCCCACGGTGCCCGAGGGAACCAGTGTTGCGCTCATTCCATCTTCAGCGACTTGCAGCTTCGCCAGGCTCTCGTCGGTCACGGCCCACGCGGGAGCACCATCGACCTTTGCTGCGTTACCTTTGCGATCTTTGATCGCGATCGCCAGCGGGAGATTTTCGTCGCTCTTTAGGAACATACTTGCCACCTTTTCTTTGACCCCGTTGATAGTTGCGTAGAACTCAATCGCAGTTGCAGTGATCTCGGGTCGTAGATGCTGCTCGATGTGATTGAGTGTTCTTCGGATGTCGCCGAGTATGTCGGCGATCCGCTCTAAGATTAAGCGTTCAGATGACATTGTCTACACCTTTCTAAGAGAGGAAGAGCTTCTTCTCTGCGGCGCGCCGACGGATGAGACCCTTCAGCGGCCGGCCGCCGGCATTGATCCAGCGGTCGAATTCGTTCGCAACCACCGCCCGCTTCTCGCCGGCGTTGAGCTTCCGAAGCAGAGTCGACTTCGACAGAGCGCCGGATCCCAGGTTGTAGCAGAAGGACACGAGAGCGCAGAACTCATTCGTCGAGAGGGATACTCTCACGAGCGACTTCACGTCACGGGCGAACTTGTTAACCTCGTGCAGCAGCCAGGCTTCGGCTTCGCTTTGAGTGCACCTGTCTCCCATCTTGACCTTGCGGCCGTCGGGATAGCGGATCGTGCCCCAGCCGATCGTCGGAATGCCGACCGGATCTAGATACGCCTTCAAGTACAATCCCTCGAACTCCTTGATGACGGCCAGCGCGGGGCCGAGGTCTTCGCTCACGGGCTTCTTCTCTTCTGTGGCGGGCGCGTCATCCTTCATGCTGTCATCCCAGGCGTACAGCAAGCAGCCGCCGATCTTGTGACCGATCTCGCCGGCGGTCTTCTCGCTCACGCCGAAGCATCCCAGCGTATCGCCGATCGGCTGACCTTCGACATCATTCACGTACTTCGTCGAGTGGAACAGGATCTCGCGCGCGCGGATCTTGTCGTTCAATCCCTTCTCTAGACCTTCCAGCAGACGCACGTACTTCCACTTCGGGTTCTTGAACTCAGAGCCCACGACGACCGCGCCCAGCGACGACTGATAGGATCCCGACACGTTCGAGAAGCCGTCGGGCATACCGTCCTTGTTCTTGTCGGAGTTCTTGCCGTGAGCCACCTTGTACGAGTTCGACTCGAGCGTTGTCATGCTGATCATGTGCAGACGCTTCTGCGACTCATTCAGAGAGAAGTCGACGATCACGATGTAGTTCTTGTTCTTGACGGCCGTATGGTCGGCCCACTTGAGCGCGCGCGCGAGCGCCTTAGGGTTGATTCGGGGGTTGCGCTTGAGAATCTCCTGCAGTCTGTCCATGCTTCAGCTCCTCGTCTTGCCGGTTGAATTCATCGCGCTGATCGATGGCGATCTTGCCGTCGTCCTTCGCGCTCTGAACCTTGTTAATGAACGCTTGCTGATTCTCCTTCGAGACCTTGAACTTATCAAGTATCCAGAGAATCACCGGCATAGCGATCTGCAGCAGAGAGAGGATAGTTCCAAGCATTATTCACCACCTCGAACGAGGATCTCGTCGTAGCCCAGCAGTACAAGCCGATGCGTGTCCTTGCCATCGGTGAATGTAGCTAAACAGAAGCCCTTGCCCGCGCGTACGCGGAAGTCGCGATCGGAGCGGGCGTCGATTCTGCAAAGAGAGTTCGACGTGAACTTCACCGGGCGATCAAAGGTGATCCGCTGCTCAAAGCCTGACCGACTCTGACAGACGGAGATGCCGGCGAATCGGTTCCACACAACACCGTTGCACTCGGTCTTCGCGGGGAGATTCTCGTTCGTGCGGAAGGCGACGTAGCCCCAGGCGGCCAGGCCCGAGACCTGGAACGCTTGAATGTAGAGCGGACAGAAGCTCTCGCGCTCGATGTCGCTCGGCTTGAACGTGTAAACAAACTTCGTAGCCGAGGATCCGCCGAGCCCGAACCATCCCGACTTGTAGTCCACACGTTCTTGCGTGAACTCTCGGTGGCAAGAAGAGATCGTCAGAAGATCGAGCTTCGCCTTGCTTCTGATGGTGATGGTCTTCGTGCCCTCGATAGACGTGACAGCCATACCGTCGAAGGTGCCGCCGTCCACGCTGATCTCAATGTCGGCCTTGTACGTGTAGAGAGGGAGCTTCGTTGCCTTCTGCTGAACAGTGGCGCATCCGAGGAAGATGGTCGCGATCATCGCGATCACACAGAACAGGAAGAGCGCGAGACCCAGCTTCTTGTGCCGCTTGAAGAACGGCTCTGCGCTCGGCCACGACTTGAGGCCGATCGCAGACAAGAACTGGATCAACGCGAACTTCCACATGGCGTTACTTGCCCGCCAAAGCCTTCGCGACGTCGGCGACAAGCAGACCGTACAGGTTGTACGACTCCTTCGCCTTCGCTTCGTCGTCCAGCTTCTCGAAGCCGTCGACCGCGGTGATCAATCCAGGAAGAGAGCCGGCGGCGATCTCGGTGATCGACTTCTTCGCCTTGATGTCTTCAAGCAACTTCACGAGGAAGTCCTTCACATCCTTCATCTCTTTAGGAACCTGAACGGTTACGTCGACGAGCTGTACTTGCTGTTCATCCATGCGTGCCCCCTTCATGTGGCGTTGGTATCATTGAGTTGTCTTTGTAGATCCAGTTTACAGCGTCGTTCCGGCTCTGCAAGTCTATATCCCGCAAGTAGCGGACGCAGTCGCGACTCTCGACGAACATCTTGAGCTTGTCGGCCGGGTCTGTAGCTCTCAAGGCTATCTCGCGGAAGCAGTGAGAGAGAGCCATCAAGAACGAGGCGTTGTTCGGCCGCAGCTCGAGCGCCTTCTGTATATACTTAGCAGCATCCTGATACTTGTCGTATCGCATGCACACGTCGCCGGCGAGACGTAGCGGCTCGAGAGAGGTCGGGCAAGCCTTCAGCATGGGAGCGACGAAGTTCTCCATCACCCACTCGAACGGCGGCTGCGTGTCCCGCGCGGCGTGTGCCTTCTGGCGCGACTGCTCGTACGCGTTCACCCAGGCGGCCGGGAAGTTCGAGAACTCGCGCAGAGCTTCCTCGAACTTCGTCTCGCCATAGAGGATCGCGGCCGTCTTGATCCGCTTCATCACGGCCTTCAACTTCTCAGGGTCGATCTTCGGGATCTTCGCATCGGCCATCAGCGCGTCGTTGCGCTTGCACAAGTACGTGTTGTCGTACAAGTAGAGATCCTTCTTCACGATCTCAAGGCCCACCTTCGCAAGCAGATACTCGAAGTGCGCCGGATGCCATACGTTGATGTGGTGTGGATCGTAGTAGAACTCAAGGTCGAAGCCGTCGGTTCCCGGGTTCACCATCTTCTCGTGCCAGATCGGAACAGAGATGTACATGAAGCCGTCTTCGTGAAGGCACTCGACGTATTCACGCAAGCGAAGATCCACGTCGAGCTGATGCTCGGCCACCTTGAACGACGAGATCAGGTGATACTTCTTCGATCGATCGAAGTCGAGATCGAGTCGGATCCCGTACTCGTGCCAGGCGTTGCGCCGATACGCGAGCGCCCACTCGGTGCCGCTGATGTCGGCCTCAGGGAAGTGCGACTTGATCCAGTTTAGGAACTGACCGTACGCCGCTCCGATGTCGCACACGACCGGGTTCTTGAGGCCACGATCCATCCAGCTCTTCAGCGTGTCGGTGAGGAACGCCGAGTGGATGTGCAGCTTCTTCTGTCCGGTGAATGCGTTCTGAACGCTCGGGCACTTGCGATAGTCTTCCTTGTAGTGTGCCTTGATCTCCGCTTCGGTCTTGTACATGCCCGGATACGAGATGAACCCGCAGCCCCCGCACATCATCATGCCCTTCTTCGTCATCCTGAACTGATCGACGTTCTCCCACTTGTCGGTCGAATCACACACTATGCAACGCATTCTGAACCCCCTTAACCTTTAACATTAATTGATTGAACGCCTGGAAGCTGATCGCCTGATCCGCGTCGGACAGGCTGTTAACCGGATCGGGATGCACTTCAACGAGGCATCCGTTCGCGCCGGCGGCGACGCCGGCCAAAGTCATCGGCTCAACGAGATCGCGCCGGCCGGTGCCGTGAGATCCATCGACGAGAATCGGGATCCGCGTGATCGCCTGAACCGCAGGGATCATCGAGATCGAGAGATCCCAGCGTACATGTGTCGCGTTGCCGGCGGATCCGCGCTCGATCAAGTACAGCTCTTCGACGCCGCCGGCGAGGAGATGCTCGGCTGCGCCCAGCAGCTCGTCGATCGTGGTGCCCGGGTTGCGCTTCAAGAAGACCGGCTTCTTGTAGCAGCCCAGAACCCGAAGCAGCGTGTAGTTCTGCATCTGACGGCAACCGACCTGGAAGCAGTCAGCGTACGCGCTCACGAGATCCATCGCGTACTCGTTGTAGTCCAGAACCTCGATGATGTTCTGAAGCCCGTTGTCGAAGGCCGCTTGATGATACGCGCGCAGCAGCTCCTTCTCGACAAGACCGAAGTTCTTGCCAGGATAGGTGCCGGCGCGGAAGACACCGCCGCGCAAGTGCGTTGCGCCCGCGGCCGCGACGTGAATAGCGATCCGTTTGATCTGCTCTTCGTTCTCGACCGAGCAGGGTCCGGCGATCACGGTGAATGTTCGCCGGCGCGGGGAATAGTTCTCGACGCGATCGTAGCGCGGAGTCGGACCCCACGAGCGACGCTTTGCGAACTCGTTCATGTTTATTTACTCCTGTAAGATTTAACGTATGCGAATGCGAGACGCCAGTAGATGACGTCGGTGATCGTGAACACAAGGATGAGCGGCGACAACCGGATGATCTGATCCCAGTTGCCGGCCGCCGCCCAGGTGACGGTCGACTCCCACACGCAGTACGTGAGGAAGTTGTAACCGATGAATAGCGCCGCGAAGATCAGCTCGAACATCAGTAGCTTCCCTTCTTGCGCAAGTACGCCTCGAACTCGGCATCGCGCTGGCGCTTTGCTTCCAGACTGTCCGCGGTGCCGAGTGCGTTGACTCGGTCGTTCAGCATAGGGTTGCGAGCCTTGAGAATGCGACGAAGGGTCTTGTCGATCGAGCCGATCCAGCGACAGTACGTCTCTGCGATCTGCTCGGTCACGAGCCCCTTCTTCTGGATCGTGTGCATGCCGATCTGAATGCCCTTGCGGACGTTGATCAGTTCATCCATCTTCTGATCATTAAGACAGCGAGTCAGCCAGGCGTTCCACTTCTTCGAGTTCTCGAAGCCTTTGATCTGGCCGGCGAACAGCTTCAACACGTCGATCTCAAGGTTCGCCTTCACTTCTTCTTGCCCTTCTTCTGGCGCTTGCCGTTCGCGTACATCGCCATCAGCATCGGATGCGCGATGAAGTTCGGGCCGTGCGGAAGCTTCTCGCCGCCCTCAAGCCAGGCTTGTGCACCTTCGGAGAAGAGCTTCTTGCTGAGCAGCTTCCAGATCCGGCGCGCGCGGGCCGCGGTGATCTCTTTGCCGCCCACATCTTCACTCGTGATCCATGTCACGAATTCGTTCATGTTCTTGATCATGGTGTTCCCCCTTGATCGATAGAGTGTTTAATTCGCTCGCGTTCTGCGAGATTCGTCTTCGACATCGAGCCATCATGCTGGCGATACATGAAGATCGGGCGGCTTAAGTAGCCGATCTTCAGCGACTTCTGCGCGCGCTTGAATAGATCGTAACCTTCGTAGCCGCGAAGTCCATCGGTGAACTTGATGTGATTCAACGCGCGTGTGCGGAAGAGCGCGCCGCCCACATGGTGCGAATCTTTGCCGTGCTGAACGAAGTCCATCTTCCCGAAGTAGTTGTTCGGATATATGACGTCGCAGCCTTGAACGGCGATCGCCTTCAGGAGATCGCTCAACGCCTGCGTGGTGGTGAAGTAGTCGTCGGCATCGAGCCGGACGATGAACTTCCCCCGGGCGTTCTCAAGCGCCACGTTCGACGACGAGGCCAGGCCCACGTTCTTCGAGTTGCGGATATAGGTCACGTTCGGATAGAGCGCCGCGAACTTCGCCATCAAGAGCGCCGTGCGATCGGTCGAGCAGTCGTCCACAAGGACGTACTCGTGATCGCGGAAGCCGCTTTGCGCGCTGACGGATCCCATACACTTCTCGATCCACTTCTCCGCGTTGTACGCACAAGTGTAGATCGTGGTCATCGGCATGCGGTTGATGCGGGTCAGCCAGGGCTGATCGACGAGCAGGCGAAGGACGTCATCCAGCGTGCAGTCGTTGCCCAGTATCCCGAAGATCCGCTTCATCAGCTCGATGTCCTCGGGGAAGTCGATCAGCAGGCGGACGTCTTCAAAGTCTGCGTGCACCGCCGGCCGCGCATCGAGCTTGCGCTCGGTCACGTTGCGGATCGCATACGAGACGTGCTCGACGTTGCGATACTTCTTCGCCGCTTCTTCCAGAGCCCAGAGCGCGATGATCTCAAAGCCGGATCCAGGCGTGAGTGCCGAGCCGTACACATAGTGCAACTGGTTGCGCCAGTACTCGTCGAGGAAGCGGAAGATCGCGTCGGTATCAACGAAGATCTTGTCGTGCGTGATCCGGATGATCGTGTCGACGTCGTGAGCCTTTGCCGCCCAGAACATCCGCCGAAGCGGATCCTCGTCGTCGCCGGCGTACACGTTGAACGAGCCAGAGAACTCGCTGAAGATCTCCATGAACTGCGACGACTCTTCTTGTGGAACTGCGTAGATGATCTGCAGGCCAGTCTTGAGCAGGCGATCGTGCAGATGCTGCAGGATCGGCTTGCCATTGATCTCGGTCACACACTTGTTCGGAACGCGCCGGCTCTTCAGCCTGGCGCATACGATGATCGCGGCTCGCATCATACGGCTTGTTCGGTGCCTTCGTCTGCGGCCGACTTCAGCACGGTCTCATCCAAAGCATCGAGCGAGAAGGCGAGCTTCTTTGCGATACGGATGGCTGTGTTCAGGTGAGGCAACTGCGCCCCGCTCGCGTAGCGGTTAACCGCGATGCGCGAGATCTGGCACTCCCGAGCGAGTGCACTTTGCGACATGCCCTGATCCTTCAGAGCTTGTGTCATGGCTTCTGCGAATGTCATCTATGACCCCCATGGTTGTTTATAGCCTTTGTATGATTCAAAGGAACTGCAAGTACGGCACGGGTTCTCCTCGAAGGCTTGCCCGTTCTTGAGATCCGCACGCAGCGATCGCGCGAATTCTCCGTTGAAGATGTCGTAGAGCTTCTCGGTTCTGATGTCGCCGAGTTCGAGCTGCTCCTTGATGTCCGGGCAACACGGGAACGCGCGCCCTTCGTGGTTGAAGATCAATCGTACGTGCGCCTGAATGCACGACTGTCGGTTGTCGACGTCGCGCCGGCGGGCTTCCATCTGGCCGACCTTCTCGCTCTCTACGCGGCCGGCGACCATGTCCCTGATAGATGCCTTCGCTTCCGGCCAGCGCTTCTTGATCTCGCCGGCGATGTCCTCGTCAGCGTTGAGGCGCGTGCGCACCGCTTGAATCACGAGCTGTGTCTCCGACTTGATGCGCGCGGGATGGTTATAGAACAGATCGACGTTCTCGGTCGTGAGATCGTGATCGCCGCCGGTTCGCTGCTTCTCAAAAACGAACTTCCGGAAGCTGTCATACGAGACTTTAACCTTCGTCAGAGAGGCGAGACCGTGGAACACGTCTTCACGCTTCTGCGGAATGATCTTGAAGTTCGAGTTCGCGATGCGATCGATGAACGTGGATCCACGCGCGAGTGATCGCGCATGCTCGGTGATCAGTCTGTAGTTCGGGTTGAGCGTGCCCTCGCCCTTCCAGTTGAACTTGAGAGAGTGGACGCCCAGGAGCGCCGCCTGCTCGATGATCGAGAACGCGATCTCTCTCGACATGAAGCCCTGTTTGAACGGGAGCTTCTTCTTATCTGAATGATAGCAGTACGAGCATCCCATATTGCAAGCGCTTGACAGCTCAAGTGACACATCAACAGGAACACGAAGAGGCAAAATGCGACCATAGTTGTACTTCACCCTGTACTTGAAGAGAGACATAAATTGTAGCATGAGAGAATCACATCAAGCGGACTGAAGTTCTGTCAAGAAAACTTCCGAACGGTCGAGTGTCATCGATTCAGTAGCGATCGTCATCGAATCGATAGCACTCGACGACGATACAGCTACTTCCGTTGTTTACTTGATGTAGTAGACGATCACGATCCCCGTTCCGCCGTTGCCGCCGTTGTTACCGGTTCCGGATCCCGGGCCGTTACCACCGCCACCGCCACCGCCCGCAGATCTTCCGCCGGCGGATCCTGCGCCGGCTTGCCCGTTGTTACCACCATCGCCGCCTTCACCGCCGGATCCGTATCCGGCGCCACCGCCACCGCCACCGCCGCCAGTGTTCGTGCCCCCGCCTTTGTTACCGGTTCCGCCAGTAGCGTAGCGGCCGCGCGTTCCTGAGATGCTGACGTTGCCGAAGCCGCCGGCGCCACCTGCGCCGCCCGAGCAGTATTCACCCATCGTTCCCCAGCCGCCGGATCCGCCGGCGCCACCTGCGCCGCCAGCGACCCCCGGGCTTCCGCCGGCCGCGCCCGCGACCGTAAACAAGTTCGAGAAGCTCGAGGATCCACCGCTGCTACCGGCAAAGCCGTTCGATGCAGATCCGCCGGTTCCAAAGCCGCCGCCGGTGCCGACGGTGATCGAGTACGCTGTGCCCGGCGTAACTTCGACGAATGTGAAGACGGGCTGACAGCCAGCCCCACCGCCACCACCGCCAGAGTCGACAGCCGATCCAGAGTCAGCGCCACCACCGCCACCACCGCCACCGCCCGCCATCAGGAGACCAATGCGGAAGACGCCAGCAGGACATGTCCACGTCTGGTTAGAGGTGAATGTCTGCGCGACGAAGTTGTGCGTGCCTGGCGCCATGAATGCACCATCGAAGCCCGCGGGGATGATCTTCGCAACGGTTGTCGAGCCGATCTTGAAGAGCATCGCGCCGGCGGTTGCCGACGGATCCCCGAAGATCTCAACCGCGGCCGTGGTCGTAGACGATCGCAAGTCGATGCCATCAAGGAAGGCCGTCTTCCATCGGTGCTCGCTCGAGCCCAGGTTGTGAGTCAGGTGCGATGCCGACGCCGTGTTCACGTTGATCGGGAGAAGCGTGCCGCGATAGTTGTTGAAGTTGTCGTTCACTTCACTCGAGCGCGCCTTCGTTCCCGCCTGGAACGTGTTGTATGTGGTTATGGTATCTGGCATCGTGCCCCCCTATTGAAGTCGTTCTGCGCTGAATTTAGCTGTGAGCCTCGCGTTCGCGGCCGTCGTGAGATTGCAGAAGCTCGAGAGATATACGGTCACGTCTTTAGTTACACGAACGATGACCGGCGGCGCAGCCAAAGTTCCGCCGGCACTCGCTGGCGAGTTTATATAAGCATCAAGGCCAGTGGTGCCATCTGTCCCGATCTGCGTGAGAACGGTCAACCCTGACAGCGTCGTGAGCAGCGCGGGGATCGAGGCTGAATCACCACCGTTCGCGCCATAGTAACCCACTCCGAGAGTCGTATATGCGGGCGAAGATCCAGAGTTCCCAAAGAGAACGACACCGGTGAGGCGCCAGGTTCCGGGCGTTAACGTGAGAGAGTTGCCACTGTACGCGTGATACCGGCCGTCCGCACTCGGGGTCTTAACCGATGAAGTTGTGCTCAGGATCTCGAATGTGCCGTACGTGCCGAAGTGCTTCTCCGGCTGAGACATCTCGATGTCGAGCTTCGTGTATCGAATAGTCGCATCGGCGAAGACCTCGTACGATGTGTCGGCTGAGGATTGAATGTACAGCTCTATGTAGTCGTTCACCGCAAGCTCAAGAGATGCGCTGACCTCAATCGACGGTGAGTTCGATCCGATATAGCGAGTTGCGATCGCAGAGCCGTTCTTGTAGATGCGCAGATACCAGAATTCGTCGGACCCGGCATTGATGGTCGCCGCACCGGTGATGTTGTAGCGTCCGGCCTTCTTGACCACGTATCGGTTGTTCGACGAATCGAACCCGCTCATGTTGTCGGTGGTCGGAGTGGTCGGCCAGGTGATCTTCGTTGCCGACGTAGAAGCCACGGCCTGATTAGAAGTCTTGTATGTGGAGAACTTCGCAAGATTGAGCAGCCGTTCGGACGTGCTCGTGAGCGCAGTCTCCTTCCAGCCGTTGACGATCCACTTTGCCTTGAAAGAGATTGAGTCGCCGCTCGCCCAGGTGTGCGGAGTCGTTGAACTGATCGAGTTCAAACTGTCGAGCGTGATCTCGATATTCGTGCCAGCGAAATAAGCGAAGCCGTTGTCGATCGAGGTGCCGGCGTCGCGCAAGATCACGTCAGTGCCGAACAGGTATCGCTGCGAACTTCCGGTCGAATAGATTGTAGTATCGGGAGTGTATGCCGCCGGGATTGTGATCGTGAAGGCGCCGGACTGCGCGCCGGTGTACGTGACGAGACCCTCTACGAAGAGCCACTTGCCGTCACGCGTGAGGTTGACCGAGGTCGTTGCGTTGCCTTGGTTGTCGGCCCACGCCTCGGTTCCCAGGTCGACAGCGTACGGTGTCGGGTGAACGGTCTCGGGTCCCGCCCGGATGTTGTCGATATAAACGCTATACGCGGTCGCGCTCGAGGTCGCGATGTGCCAGACAAGCCGATAGTCGTCGTTGTTCTGAGTGGTGAAGAAGACGCCGATGAATCGGCCGGGCGTCGTCGATGCGAGAAGCCCGCCGTTCTCGGTGTTCAACACGCTCAGAAGCGTAGTGCCATCCTTGTCATACACGAATAGCACGATGTCGTTCGCAACGTATCCAGACGTCGTCATGTAGTCGAACGAGATCACGACGGCCTTCGAGCCGTTCAGCTCGTCCTGCGGATCGACGCTGAAGTCATAACTGCAGCCTTCACCCTGTTCGTTAGAGGCCGGCTTGTCGATCTTCAGCGATCCCGTTCCGCGCAGCACCTGGCCGGCGGTTGTCGTGCGCGTGCACGTAGAGGTCGCCGAGCCGCCAGTTCCATCGGCCGGCGTTGCGGCCGCAGCGTCAGCATAGGCGACATAACCAGTCGCCGAACTCTCGATGTCGGTGTTGTCTTCCAGATAGTTGATGCCGCCGGATCCGCCGCCGCCGGCGATCAGTTCCCACGCAGCATTCGCGGTCGAGTACTTCTTCAGGTTGCCATCGGCCGAGTCGATGCGCAGCTCACCGTTCGCGCCGGTGCTCGGCAACGTGCCCGGACGAATACGGACCCAGTCGAAGGTTGAACCGGCGGCCGCACCGATCAAGAAGATCGTCAAGAAGAACAGCAGTCCGAGCCTGTTCTGATTCATCCAGCTACGCATATACACCTCACGGCAAGATTGATGTTTTAACCCAGACGGTCAGTTGACCTTGTGTCAGTGCAGATAGATTAGCGCCCACCGCTTCGACTGTCCACGCAACCGCGGTCGTCGCTCCCATGTTCTGCAGATCAAAGTCCTGGCCGGCGAAGAAGGCCGTGTTCGTCACGGCTTGCTTGATGTCGAAGCCCGAGACCCAGCGATCGCGCTCGGTTGCAAGACCCACTTTGAACGTCAGCGCGGTGATCGAACCCGCGGTCGAAGTGAAGTCCGTCGTATGCTTCACAACATATGCTTCTATGATCTCGCGCGGGTTCAGGTTGAATAGAGTGCCGGTGTTCGTGAGGCCGGCCGTCGAGAATGCGCCCGAGGTCATCAGGAACTTCTTCCAGCCACCGCCCGGGCCGATAGGCAAGTCCTCGCCGGCGCTGTTACGCGCAACGATCAGACCTTCCTTGTTCCAGATGTGATACGACCCGGAAGACGGTGTCACGTTCGCGGTCATGGAGAGTGAATCGAGAGAGATGCCGTCATCGATGAACGCTGACTTCCAGCGGTGCCCTTCGGATCCGAGGTTGTATGCGCCATCGACCGCGGCCGCGCCCAGGGATCCATCGATCGGAAGGAAGTTGCCTCGGATCGCCGAGAAGTTCTCGTTCATCTTCGCACTCTCGATCACGGTGCGAGTCACGAACACATTGAAGGCGGTGATAGTATTAGAACTCGGCATCGTTACGTCTCCCTTGCTGTGATCTTAGTATCGAGCTTGTCGAGATCGAGTTCAATCTGCACGATCTTCATCTCTTCCTGATTCAAGTAGAACGAGTCGCCGATCGCGAGATCCCAGACTAGATCATCGGATAGGATCGCGGTGCCGGTATCACCCCAGTTGTTTAGATCCCAGAGCGACTCTTCGGCCGCCTGCGAGGGGTCGTAGTTGACCGAGATCTTGTCGCTGACATTTAGCCCGGGCAAGAACACGGTCGTCATCTTCACTTCACGCTTCAAGGCGTTGACGTTGTCGTAGATGTTCTGCGCGAGGATCTGCGCCGTAGTTGCGCTCGGGATCCAGTAGTTCGCGATCTCCAGCGTGCGGTGCCCGTAGATCCATGGGGAGCTCAATCCCGACACGGTCAGGGAAGTCTCCACGATCGCGTACGAGGTCGTGGTGTCTTCCTTCGACCACTGCACACTCACGCGCGAGTAGTACTTCGAGAACTTGCGGCCGAACTGATCGATCGACTTGATCGAGTGACCCCACTCTCGGCTGACGGATCCGAGCCCGTGGAACTCATAGGCGGCCGTCGAAGTAACCGCATCCTTGTCGCGGAAGTAGAACTGTCCATCGCCAGAGACGAAGCACACGAAGTCCTCGGCTTCCGCCAGGCGCTCGAGCACTTCCCAGGTGTTCATGCTGATGATGTCCTGCGCGGTCGAGGTATTGAGCTGCGTGTAAATAGAAGTAGTAGATTGTATGTTCCATGCCGCCGTCGTGTCGTTCAGGAAGGGCCTGAACAAGAAGTTGCCGGCGCCGTCGGTCTGATCGCGGAGCAGCTCGCAGAACTGCGAAGCGGTCAGGCCCGTAGAGGTGAAGCCGGTTAGGTTGCGCGCCGGGAAGGACCTAAAGACCTCGAGGATCGGCATCACCGTGAGCGCCACCTCGTACTTATCCGAGAACATGATGTCGCCGCTGATGATCCCGGTGAAGATCACCGGACGCAGATCGAAGGTGTCGGCCGGGTCATCCCAGTGAGCGACATCCCACTGAACGCCAGGCGTCTCGCCCACATTCCAGATACCGTCTTCGCCGAGTTCCTTCTCGCTGTAGCCGGCTTCAATGCGAAGCAAGGTGCGTTGCTGAGATGCGTATCCATACCAGAACGAGCGCGTGTCGTCCTCGGCCAGATACGAGCCGTCTTCGTTGTTAACGGTCATGTTGAGCGAGTTGAAGTTGAACTTCGAGTAGCGATCGGCATCGACCGATTGAACCACGCGGCCCCAGCGCTTCACGTCGTCAGTGATCTCTTGCCACTCTGACTCGAAGATGCCGGTCGAGAGCATGCGCTTCACATAGGCCCGTCGGAACACCGAGGACTTATCGCGCACAACCTGCTTCTTGAGTGACTCTGGTATCACGTCGGCGTCTCCCTCAGGCGGATCATTCCCTCAAAGCCGGCCGCCGGTGAGTTGTCGCTGTGCTTATAGAAGTCGAAGTCACCTTCCCATACGCAGGGGAAGATCATCTCATCCCAGGCTGTCATGGTCGGGAAGGCTACGAAGACGAAGCTGTCGTCGCGATCGTGGATGTCGCGAAGCTCTTCCCTGAACTCGCGCGACACGTACTTGATCTTAACATCGGCGTAGCGCTTGATCGACTTGCGGTTGATCTTAATGCCGCCGTCAGACATCTTGTGAACGACCTCGTCGCTGTCCAGGCGGGGCGTGTAGCCCGAAGCCGCCGGCACCTTCTCGAAGTCCACGAGGTCTTTGCCCACGTACAAGTAGCCGATCGCCTTCTCTGAGTTAGCGAGCTGCGTCTTCTTCATCTCTATCGTGATCGACGTACACTGCACCTCGGTGGTGCGGAAGAACATCGCAGTCTCGCTGTTCGTTGCGAAGTCGGTCACGGTGGTGGCGCCTTCTTGAATAGCGAACGTGTTCGCGGTGACGCCGTTGTAGTACATCTTGAACTCTTTGAGGTTCATCGCGCAAAGAGCCAGCCGGCTGACCGGCATCGTCTCGTCGAAGCTGATCGTCATCACCGAGGTGGCCGAGTCGTCGTTGTAGTTCTGCGAGATCCACTGGCGGGTCTCGTCGCGATCCATGACCCGCTCAGCCAGCAGCGTGTTCGAGTTCACCGCGAACTGCGTCGACGTCTGCAAGTAGTTCTTCTCTAGGAACTCCATTAAATGACCCCCTCGTCGAACGATACGCTCTCGTTACGCTGACGTAGCTTGAGCAGCTCTCTGTCGATCTTGATCGCGAACTCGCGCGCCTGCTCGTCGTTGCCCAGAACCGGGCCAGTGAACACGACGCTGACGCCGCCCCCACCACCGCCCAGGCCACTGTTCGGGTCGAAGTCGTCGGGCAAGGGGATGACGGCTTCTGCGCGTCCGCCCTCACCGATCGTCGCGTTGATCCCGCCATGTACGGCCGGCACGATACCGCCCTCGGCGAGCTTGATGCCCGACACGCGCGCGGCCTGAACCGCCATCGCTGCGCCCACGAGCCCCGCGGCCGCGAAGTTGAACGGCGGCGGGAATGCGCTCAATGCCTTTGCGATCGCCACCGGCGTCTCAATCGCGATCTGCGTGAGAGCTGCGGCCTTCCCGATCGCGGCCAGTACTGAGTTGTTAGACGACTGCATCGTTGCGATCGTGTTCAAGGTCGCCTGCTGATCCTGTTCGCGTTGCTTATCCAGCACCTTCTGCTGTTCCACGCGCATCGCCTGGCGCTGCAGATCGACCATGTCGGAGCGCTGCTTGACGAGCTTCATCTTGTTCTGATGGTTCTCTTCCGCCTTGATCTTCTCGTCCAGGAAGCGGATCTGAGTCGCAAGCTTCTGCGCCTCGGTCATCGACTCCATCTCTTGTTCTACAAGCCGGCGGTTCTGATCCTCGATCTCCTGCTGCAGCTTCTTCTCGTCCATGACCATCTTGTGCTCGTCGGCGATCACGGCCTTGCGCTCGTTAGAGGCGCGCATCAGCTCTTCTTCTTTGAGCAGGTTGCCTTCTTTAGTAGCGAGATAGTTCATGTCCATCTCTTGAAGGCGCGCCATCGTACGCTCGGAAGTCGCGGCCCAGTCGTCCATCGAGATCTTGACGATGTCCTTTGCGTTCTGCCATGCGGCCTTGAAGTTGCCCTGCACCATGTTCGTGACAGCTTCGGCGATCCCGCCGAGCACCGTGCCGGCAACGCCGCCGAGCTTCTCGAGCAGCCCGCTGAACACGACCACGATCGAAGAGAGTGTGTGGAAGCCGAGGCCGATTGAATCGACGAGCGAGCCCCCCATGTTCATCGCATTGAAGAGACCCATCACCGCTTGCGCGGCCGCGGTGAACCCGGGCGCGATCCGCTGACCGACGTTCTCCAGGAAGTCCGACCACTGGTTCTTCATCTGCTCGATCGAGCCGAGACCTTGAGCCATAGCCGCGGCCTGGCCGCCGAACTTCCCATTGAGTGCTTCGATCACGTTCGCGAGCTGCTGCGTCTTATCCTTCGACATCTGCACTTCGATGCCGTAGCGCTGAAGCGCATTCGTCTCCGACGCGATCGACTTGCCCACGAGCTGCGATGCCGTATCGAGATCCATGCCCTTTGCGGCCGCCAGATCCAGCGTTGCTTGCACAAGCTCCTGAGTGACCTCACGTTGCCCGACGAACGCCTGCAGCGTCGCTTGCGCGGCTTGAATCTGCTCGTCGCCGAAGGTTGTGACCTTCTGAAGCGATGCCGCCATCTCGTCGTACTTGCCTTTGAGTTCGGTGGTGTACACACCTTGCTGCACCATCGCTTGCGCGAGCTGATTCGACGCAAGCTCCTGCTCGCGCCAGGACTTCAATGCCAGATAGCCGAAGCCCAGGACCGCGGCGCCGGCGGCCGCGATCAGCGTGGTCATGTTCGTGAACTTGTCACTGATCTCGTCGAGAACTTCTTCGCCGGCCTTCTTGATCCTGAGGAGTAGCGTTGCTTCCTGCTGTGCCATCTATCGACGTCTCCCTTGCATGCGCGCGCGATCCGCGGCCTTCTTCTGCGCCTTGTACTCCTCGTTCGTGCCCAGTCGGAATACGAGCAGGTCGAACTGCAGGTCGGCGATTGATCTGTTCTTGATCTCTGAGGGAAGTTTACCATAGCGCTGTGCGAGTCTGTCGAGTTCGACGAGCTTGCCCCGCGCCAGTTGTCTAGTGTCTAGAGTTTTTTTTTACCGTTCGCGTACGCCATGATCTGAACGTACAGGTCATTCGCCAGACCCATGTCTGTGAAGAGATGCTCTACGGGGATGGCCGCGGGATCCGCCGGCTGATCTTTGCTGATCTCCCTGACTATCTTCGGATGCACAACGGCGTTCACGAAGACGTCGCGGAAGTGCGCGCGCATCTTCTTGACGGTCGAGTCGCTGAGTTGACCTTCGCCCTTCACCTGCTTCTTGTACTCGTCGTAGTACTGAAGCATCACTTGTGAGCCATCCAGATAGTCGAGGGGGGAGATCTTCTTGATCGTGAAGACCACGCCGTGCACGCGCACTTTGCGGGTCTCGTTGAGGACCGCGCCTAGATCGCGGCCCCGGAATAGGCGGGATAGGAAGCTGATCATCAGTAACTCGAGATCGCGTTCCGGATGAAGAGTCGCATCGCATAGCCGAGCGTCACATCACGAAGGACGTTGAAGGCCACTTCGGAAGTGAGGAACTCGTCCGGCCCGCCGATCTCGGGATCGCCGGAGTCGGAGACCTTGAGCTTCGGCACCACGATCTTGATCCGCTTGCGCAGAGAAGATCCGGTGATCGTAGAGCCCAGGAACTCGAATTCACCCGCCAGGCGAGTGCCGGCCAGCATCGCGTCGTACGCGGTGGTGGTGTCGAAGCGCATCGTCACGTTGAACGTGAAGGAAGCGATCCCCGGGGGAAGAACATCGAGCAGCTCCGAGCCGATTCGACCGGAAGCCGAGTCGCTCTTGATCGAGTTGCTGATGCCGATCTCGGCCGCTTGCACATGCCAGTACGAAGTGGTGGTCAGAGATCCAACGCTGTCTGCGATCGAGATCCGGCCACCGACGAAGCTCAAAGGCTCGAAGTCCATCGAACCCAAAGCGCCCGACACATCGTTAGATCCGACTGTCGAGTCGATGCCGACGATCGAAGTCGAGTACTTGAGAGCTTCATCCATCTCTGCGGAGAAGGTCAGCTCGTTGATGCGCACGCCGTTGTATTGGAAGACTTTGCCAGTTGCCGAGTCACCTTTGCGGTGATTCAAGCAGATCGAGGAGATCGATTGATCGAAGTTGCCGATGTCGATCTGATGGTCGAAGGCGGTGCCGCCGGCCGTCTCACCGGTTGCGGTTGCCGAGGTGATCGTTCCGCCGAACGCGTTCTGCAGCAAGTACGCCATGCCCGTCGCTTCTGCGAAGGCGTATCCCTCGAACTCGCCTTCGATCTTCTTCTGCAGTTGAATGTCGTGTGAGTGAGTGCGATGTCCAGAGATCTGCTCGATCGTCTTCGACTCGCGCATCGTCTTCAGTGCGCAAGAGATGAACGGAAGTCCCGCGGTGCAAGTGTTGTACGTCTTGAAGACATTCTCGCGGCCCACCGCCAGATAGCTGAGACCCGAGATCACTGCGCCTTGTCCGACCATGCGTTAACCCCCTAGAGTGAGCCCACCATCTCGTAGTAGTGCTCGGTTCCGATGCGAATGACGTTCTGCTCTATATCCTGAGCTTCCTTAAGTAGTTTGTCACGCCTCGCAAGTTCGGCGCGAACAAAATCAGCGTCATCAGGACGAAAGCTGTACTGCATCTGCTGAGCGAGATCGCCGTTCTTCTTCAGGCCCAGCACTGTCTCTTGCGAGCACTGGACGACGGGCAAGTTGAAGCCATTGATATACTGCTCAAGCCACTGCGCGGAGAAGATCAGATTCGACGACGAGTACGCGTATGACCCGGCCTTCGTCACGCAGTAGACGTGCTTCATGTAGTGCTTCTTCCCATCGGCCGCATCGTCGAAGGCGTAGTACTTCCCGTTATGGCGCCAGGAATAGTCGTAGCCGATGAGCAGGAGCTTGTCGTAGCCGAAGAAGTTCTTGCGGCCAGAGTTGTCGCTCTGTGTGAGGAAGACGACCATCGCGTTCGACACGTTCGTGCCCGCGGGGATCGTGTTGCTGCATCCACTCAGTTGCATGAACTCAAGCTCGGTGCGGATCACGTCGCGGTTCACGAAGAAGTACTTATCCTTCCAGTTGCCGAGCGCGGCCCACTTCGGGTTGCCGCAGATGTTTGAGAATAGGATCGTGTCTTGAAGCTGATCCTTCCACGGCGCCATGTACTTCTCGTAGTTCACCATCGCGTCGGCCACGAGACAGAACGTCGGCTTGATCCCATGATTCAGCAGGTGTCCGAGCGTCTTGTCACAGCAGAGAATGTCGACCTTGCCCTGATGAGCTTTGATGACCTCGATGTTCTCCTCGAGGGAGTAGCCGTTCGCTACTAGAAGGCACGCCTTGCCCACGCCGATGTTCGCGAAGTCGGTCAGCGGCTTGAAGGGGGCGTGGCGGGAGTTGATCTTCGCGTGCTCTTGCCAAAGCTCAGCCCACTGCTTGTATGCGCCCTTCGACTGCGCGACGACCTTCTTCTCGCTGAGACCCATCTATCCCCCAGGTTTACAATGCCCAGCTTTGTTAACTTCGCCAGGGTTTATAATGTCATTTTTGTTAACGATAGTCAGATCAGTAGAAGGCGGTCAACTCGAGATCCAGGAACCCGACCCGCAGATGCGTCTCCTCGTCGAAGCTGGCCGCGTGATAAGTGACGTCCGTCGGGAACTGCCACTTCACACCGTCGATCTGCGGATAGTTGCGCAGCAACTCCTCGATGTTCTCCATCAGGTGTTCAAGATCAGAGTCAGCCGGGTCGTTCTCTTTGTTCGAGAGATAGTTCGCGTTCCACACGATGCCGGCGATCTGAATGATGATCTTGCCCTGTCTCTTCACCGTGGTCTGGTTCGGGCCGATCGACTTCGGCTGCGGGCGCTTGTTCAGAACATATACACATATGGCCGGCAAGTTGTTCGCGAGCGGCTTGATGTTCTCAGGGTTCACCGTGAGCACGCGCTTCACCCGCTTCGTCATGCCAGTCGAGATGTCGAAGAACGGCGAAGCTCCTTCCACGTTGTTCGCGTCCAGTGCGGTCTTGATGGCGGTCTTCAGTGATACAAGGTCAACCTTCGACATGCTCTATATTCCCTTCGTCATATACGCCGCTGTCAACTGCGAGATGCGTTGCAGGGCTTTGGTTGATAGCCACATGAAGTCGCGCTTCGGGAGAACGTCACCGCCCTCGTTGTGCCCGGCCGCGTACGGGAAGCCGCCCTTCGTCTTCGCCGGGTTGAACCACTGAATGCCGTATGACTTCGCCCGATAGCTGCGCGGAGTGAACGACTGTCGTAGCCGGCCACTGTCCTGCAGGATCTTGTTGCCGCCCTTGCCCGTGCGAACCATGCGCTCCTTGTAGAGATCCGACCACTTCTTCCACTTGCCCGAGGATCCACGCTCTTGCTTGAAGTGGTCGAGCACATCCTGGAAGACGAAAACGGAGATCGAGTCGACGTACGCGCGGTTCGCTTCCGAGATCTCTTCCACGTTCTCGTAGATCTGACGGAAGAATGCCTTCGCCTTCTCTGAATCGAAATGTATGCCTTGTTCAGCGGCCATCGTTCGGCCTCACATGTGATCTACGAAGAGTTTTGAGACTATGACGGTGAAGATCATCAGCGCGATGAACTTTAGAATCAGTTGAATGTCGATCTGCTTGCGGCCCACAGAGTTGCCCCCGTATGCGCATAATTATGCGTCTCGTTCGTCCGAGATGTCGTCGAGCTTGTCGTGATCCGGCCCCCACTCAAGCGGTGAGCCTTCGTCGAACGTATCGTGATAGTCCTTCGTATTCGAGTCGACCATGTACGCGTCGGTGCGCTCACCCAGGATGTCACCGCTCTGATCCACTACATCAGCTTCGCGATCGACGATCTTCTTGAGCATCTCCTCGCCACGCTTCTTGTAGCGATCGGCGCGGACGAAGGCGTCTTTGCCCCCGCGGGACAGTGCTTCGTGCACATGCCCCAGGGCGAGCTGCTTGCAGATTGTAGAGATGATCGGCGGTGTTGATGTCGAGGTCTGGAAGTAGTCCGAGCTGACGTCGTATCGCGGCGCCAGCGCGGTGCGGATCTGATCTTCTGCTTCGGCCACAGCCTCGTCCAGAGTCGCCGTCATGTCAGTGACAGTGAGGTCGGTCAGGAACGGTGTTAAGGCTGTGATCGTGCAGAACTTCCCCATGGTCTACTGCTCCCGTTGCCCCTTCTTGAAGGGCCGTCCGTTAACGTAACGCAACTCCAGCTTCGATGCCGGCTTGCCTTCTTCGGTCGAGGGCATCGGCCAGAAGCCTTGTGTCTTGAGCTGATTCAGCTCGTTCTCGTAGCGCTTGCCGTTGAAGAAGTACTGAGAGTAGACCGAGCCGGCGCGGTTCTTCGACTTGATCATAACCTTCTTGCCTTCGATCTCGATCCAGCGATCGACGCGCTCGAGGGCCTTCTTCCCCTGCTCGTTCTCTAACTTGATGCGCTTGAGATACTGATCCCGTCGCTCAGGCGAATCGGCCTTCGCGGGATCGGTGATGATGTTGTTCTTGTCGGCGGTATGGACCGTCTGGTCCTTCTGAGACTTGCTTCCCGTATCCACTGTGCACTCCTTCGGGTTGATTTAGATGTGTAGACCTTCTGATGCGACGAAGGCCCGGTTGCCCGAGCCTTCGCTTCACGAACCGTTGATGACTACTTAGTACGCTCCCGAGACATCCTTCAGCAGGTAGCCTGCGAGGGATGCAACCACGCGCGGTTGATAGAGCATTCCGCACTCGATCGCCTCGGCCGAGCGCTTCTCTTCGCGCCAGCGCTTCGTCAAGGCTTTGTTCGAGCGGAACACGTATCCGGCGGACGGCTTCAAGGGACCGGCCTTCTCAGCGCGGTATCCGACGAAGACGTTGTCGCCCCACACGGGAACGATCGAGGAAGACACGCCCTGTGCGGCCGTATCTACAACCGCCTTCGGCACGATCATCTTCGGGCTATCGAAGAGTCCGGCCAGCATCGCGGGAGTGATCTCGATCGAGGTGTACTTGATGCGATCGATGATCGAAGAGTGGTTCTTCGCATTGATCATCACGCGGTGAGGAACGATCGAGATGTTCGGCGCGAAGCCAGAATTCTCGAGGACGGTCGTTGCCGCGGTATCCATCAAGGGGATCGGGTTCGAGGTTGTCGTATCCAGAGACCACTGTTGAGCGGCGCTCAGGGACACGTTCTGAGACCACGAAGTCGACGTGAACAAGCTCGCCACGCTCTTCTCGAGACGGAGCAGGATCTTGTCGGTCAACTCTTCGGTGGTGTCAGCGCGGAGATCAGCGATGTCATAGTTCTCGGCATCGCGATCCGATACATAGTCCACGAGAGCGTGCTCTTCGAGAACGTACGTTGCGGTCGAGACGGAGAAGCTGTGTTGACGTGCCTCGCCTTTGTTCGCGCGCGCCGTCTCGGGGAGACGGAAGTCGCGATCGTAGACGCGGAACTTATCGCTGTCCTTCTTGACGGGAAGCTCTGGAAACACTTCCATCGCAACAAAGTTGTTGTTGCGATACTTGATCGAAATGTTCGAGAGCAACTGATCAACATGCACTACTGCTGAGTTATTCATGTGTCAGCCGCCTTTACTTCACTAGCCCGGGCATGATCAGGATGTTCTGCACCGTTCCGGTCAGGGCGACCGCGGGTCCGATGTTAACACCGCCGTATGCTGCGGGGAGTGTGAGAGAGGTTGTCGTAGCCGCGAGTACGTGAGGTACTCCGCGACCGCTCGAATCAGAGGCAACGAGCGCGCCCGAGGCAACCGTGTCGTCGAACAGGAGAGGTGCTATCTCTCCAGGCATCGCCACGGGGATCGCCTGATTCGTGTCCTTCACAGTGTCGATCGTGATCCCGATAGGAAGAACAGCGCCCGAGCCAGGATAGGCTACGGTCTCTGCGGTTCCGTTCGGTGCCACGAAGCGCTGTGCGGCCAGCGTAGAGGCGACTTTGAATGACTTCACCTTCATGTGTGAATCTCCAAAGGGTTAAGGGTTAAAGTTCAGAGACAGTTACTTCTTGTCGGCCGCTTCGCGGCGCTCCTTCGCAAGAGCAGTGTACGCCGCGCGGAATTCCATCTTCTTCTCGGCTGCGTACTTCTCGACTTCGGCGACTGTCAGATCGCCTTCACCCTGCTTGCCAGTCTCGCCCGCCGTCGAACGCTCTTCTAGGTTAACGTCGGCCTTAGCTTTGAACAGCTTGCAAAGTTCCTTCACGATCTCGGTCTTGCTGTGCTCGACATCCTTGTCGGCCACTTTGAACGAGTATGTCTTCTTCTCGCCCTTCGGCTCATCGCCGAGCAGTGCCAGTGCATACGGCTTCATCGCGGGGGTCATCAGCTTCTCGCTGATCATGCCTTCGACTTCCTTCTCGAGA